GCCGATGGGCGTACCGTCCGGCCACGCCACCGCGCCGCCGTTGGGCCACCGCCACGTGCCGCCCGTCTCCGCCACCACGCCCGTAAGGCGCTTCAGCCCCGGACGCGACCCGCCGCGCCGCCGCCCCTCCAGCGTGCACTCCGTGCGCACGTTGACGGCGAACGGCGCAGAGTAGGTGCGCTGCGCGCTTGAGACGTCCGGCGTGGCGTCATGGTAGGCGGTGATGTCCTCTACGCCACGCACGGGCCAGAGTATCTGCTTGGCCGTGGTGCGCATGGCCGCTCATCAGGTAAGGCCGTGGACGCCGGTCGTCTTGGCGGCGTGCGTCGCTATGGCCGCATCCACAGCCTCACCGATAGCCAGCTTGATCGCGCCGTCGTCCGCCGTGATGGCATTGGCGATGGCGGCGGCGATAGCCGCCTCGACATAGGGTTCAACGAGCCTTACCGCACCTGCGTTAGCTTCCATGATTGCCTCCTTCACCACGTCCTGCCGTGGTAGGTGATTTTGAGTCCGCCTACAAGCGTTGGACGGCAGCAGACCGGTGGCGGAACGTAGTCCGGCCTGTCGCCCATGAAACCGTATTCCGCGCCGGACCGGCCGCGGTCCTTTGCGATCATCGACACGAGCAGATTGCGGAAGCTCTCCGTATGCAGCCCCGCCTCGTCGTTTACGCGCTGCTCGGCGGATGCCAGGCACGATTCCGTGACCAGCTCCGCGAACGACGGACCGCCCAGAGGGAACGGACGCGCCTCGGAAAGCCGCCCCGTGTCCGCCTCGCCGCCGAACGACAGCGTGTAGGCGCGGTCTGGCGTGGGGTAGAGCATCATCTGCACATACTGCCCCTTCGTGCCATAGGTGGACTTGAACGCGAACGCCGCGAAGCGCGGCGCACCCGTCTCCGGGCGCCTGCGCATGGAAAGCAGCGTGCCCACCGGCACCACCGCAAGCGGACGCTTCTCGATGTCGTCTCCCGAAAAATAGATGTCGCCGCGCACCTTGCCGAAGCCGTCCGCCATGCGGTAGTCGGCCACGCCTTCGGAGGTCTGCACGGCGCAGGCCATGCGCAGGAACGACCATTCGTAGGTCTCGTCCACGCCCTCCATGTGCGGCGGATAGTAGAAATTGCGTATGCCAGCCTGTATGCAGCCGTCCACCTCGGCGGTCTGCGCCTCCGTCAGGCTTTCCGCGTCGTAGCCCAGAAACCGCGCCACCACGCCTTTCAACTCCGCATAGTCCACGGCCAGCGAATCGCCGTCCACCGTGATGCTTTCGCCGTCGCACGCGCACCAGTCGAGCATGTATCCGGCGGCAGGCAGCGGAGCCGAGAAAGATACGGCGAAGCCGTCCTCCGTAGGCGCGCCGCACACGGCGGCCGTGATGTAGTCGGCGTCCGCGTCCGGCTGGCGCAGGGACACGACCACCTGGGAGGGAACGAAAGGAAGCGCAAGGCCGGAAACCTCCTTTTCGAGGATCCCGGCTTCCAGCGCAATCGAACCGCTCCTGAAGAACGCCATGCTACGCGCCCTTCTTCTTTCCGAACATGTCGCAGAGCAACGTGCAGCACACGATTGCATCGAGCGAAAGCGGCATGGGGCGCACCGCGTCCTGGCGGCGCTTCCATTCCGTAAGCATTGCGGCCAACTCCTTCGTGACCGTCAAGCCCATCGCCTTGATCTTCTCCTCTACAAGCTCGTCCATGTGATTGCCTTTCGTAAATTGCCCCGCCGCCGACAAAACAGAGCGAAAAGCGGCGGCGGGGCGGGGGGCTTACGATTCCGCGGCGCCAGCGTCGTAGGAGCCGTCGCAGAGGTCGGCCTGCACGAGACCGGCCGCCGTCACCGTCTGGCGGATCACCGCACAGCCGATGTTCACCGCCGTGAGGGCGGTGTTGACCTCCTTGAACAGCTTGCTGCCCGTCGTCGCCTTGTAGCAGAACTGCGCACGGTCGCCCGCGTCGATGGCCGCCGCGATGCGGATGCGCACGCCACGGCTGCCAGGCAGGGCGATCTCGATGAGACGCCCGTTGCCCGGGTCGGCGGCGGGATAGCTGCGGGTGGCGACACCGGCGAAGATCTCGCCGCTCGCCGTCGGACGCTTCACCTGGTTGTGGCGAAGGCCGTTCAGCTCCGTGAGGGTGCCGTTCGTCACGTCGTACACGAAGGGCTCGCCCTCCAGCACGGCGTCGGAACCGGCGTAGTACACGGTCTTGGTGATGGCGTCCGCCTGGGTGTAGGGGGCGTTCACGCTTCTGTCAACTGCCATGTTGTCACTTCCTTTCTTGGATTAGTTGGACAGGGCCTTGTGGAACACGGCCTGCTTGCGCAGGTTCGTGCAGATCATGTTTGTTCCCGCGTCGAGGAACACGGCGCGCACGTTGTGCTTGCCGGCCACGACCTGCGGAGCGGAGACGTGCTGCTGCCAGCCTTCCATCACGCCGAGCGCGAGGTGCTTCCAGTCCAGCATGTACACCGGATCGGTCGAATCGTCGTCCAGATACGGCGCGTAGACGATGGGATGCCCCTTGAAGAGCGTCTTGCCGTCCTTGCTGGCAAGGTCGTTGCCCAGGTTCATGTTCTGCGCTTCGAGAATCTCCTCGAACACGTGGATCACGTTGTCGCCGCAGTAGATGCCGTTGCCCGTGCCGCCCACGGTAGGCTCCGCGTGGCTGATGGGGGAACGGAACTGCGTCTTGCGGACGGCGCGGCGCATCTTGCGCACGAGGTCGTCCTTGGAGACGTCGGAATACTGGCACGCCCAGTTGGCCCAGCGCGGATACGCGGAGGACGAAATGCCCGCACGCCCGTCGGAGAACCCCGTGGGGTTCTTGCCGTCGAAGGCGCCGTTGGGATTCGTCAAGGCGTCGGCGTTGGACTGCTTCGTCACCCAGTATGCGATGCCGTAGGGCGTCTTCTTGTCCGAGGAATCCTCGGGCTTGCCCCACAGCGCAGGCTCCATGAGCTCGTAGAACGACGTGAGCATGCGAAGGTACTTCGTGCGCACGTAGTTGACGATCTCGATGGCCGGGCGCTGGAAGATCTTCTCGCGCACGTCGAAGACGTAGTTGGCGTCCACGAAGCGCGGGCCTACCTTGCCCTTGGTCGTCGCGTCGTTGAGCGTCGCGCCGTCGTTGTCGTACAGGCCCGTGAAGCGGGCGGAGTGGTTGTGGTCGGTCACGGCGTCGAACTCCCAGTCGAGGCCCCCGGCGAACACCTTCTGGTGCTTCTTCCAGAGCTCCCGGACGGCAACATAGTCCGTCAGGTCCGTCATGAGGTTCAGGAACGCGCCGCGCTTGATCAGGTTGGTCTGCGTGAGATTCACGAGATCCACGATTTCATCAGCGGTAAGCATTTTTGCAATTCCTTTCTGCTATGCTTAGATTCCAAACTTGGAGGACAGCTCTCCGGCCACCTCGGCCAGCACCTCTTCCTCCGTCTTTGCCTTGCGCGTGCCAGGCACGCCGCCGGGCTTTGCGATGCGGAGGTTCTTGCGATCCTCCACAGCTGCCGCCCTGGCCGCAGCCCTTTCAGCGTCGCGCTCTTCCTTGGACCTGCCTACGGCTTCACGGAGGGTCCGGTTCTCCTCTCGCATCGCCTTCAGCGCATCGCCCATCTTCCTGACGGCGGAACTGAGCTTGACCAGCTTGGGGTCAAACTCCTCGTCCTCAGTAAGCTCGGGCACGTCGAAGTCGGCGGATTCCTCGTCGCCGTCCTTCGCGTCCTTTCCGCTGTCCTTGGAAATCTTCCCGTCGGGCGCGTTCTTCGCCTCCAGCGCGGCACACACGCGCTCGAACACACCCTTGTCCGTGAACGCCCTCGCATCGGCCACGGAGAGCCCCGCCTTCACGGCGCGCTCTATCTCCGCATCGCCCACGGAGAAAGCACCCTCGCCGTCGCCATCGTCCTTCGGCGGCAGCTCCTTCGGCTGCGTCTCCGCAGCCTCTCCGGCCTCGATCTCCTTGCCCGGCTCGTCAGTTATGGTGCTATCATCTGCTGGCATTTCTTCCACGGCTTTCGTGATTTGCGAGGACATTATATCATATTCCTGCTTGCACTTGCTATCACTTTCTGCGGATTCTTCATTTTTTTTCATGGATGGCTCCTTTGTGGGTTCAGTAAAACGATGCTTTATCGTGAAGTCCGCGCGCTTTCAGCGCTTTTTTGCGGTGTGCGGCGTCACGGTAGATGGGGTTGCCGTCTGCGGACACTTCCGTAGGCACGCCCTTTTTCGCAAGATAGTCGCGCAATTCACCGGCCTGATCCGGCGCAACGCCGGAAGCATAGCACTCCAGCGGCCAGCCTTTCGTGCCAGGCACGCCCACGCCCTCCGCCGCATAGTCGCGCCGGTATGTCCTGCCCTTGTAGACAAACTCCTTCGGATGGCTGCTCGCGGGAAACCACCGCGATATGACATGCCTTCCGTTCCTGTAGCAGTATACCGGCATCAGGTCATGCTCCTTCCCGGCGCAAGCGACGCCATCTCGGCGGGCTGCGGATTGCCGCCCATCGCCAGCTGCATGAGAACGGCGTCGCGCCCCTGCCGCGTGGCGCCCGGACGGTTCACGCGCTCGTAGGTGCGGTGCGTGACGGGCGCCTTGGTGGACACATACTCCGGCGTGGGGCTGCCGCCCGCCGGCTGACGCTCCGCCTGCGGCGCGTCCTGGAACACGACGAAGTCCGAAAGCTCCGAAAGGTTTGTGTTGCGGGCCACGTAGGCGAGGATCGCACGGAAGTCTATGAAAGCCCCCTGCGCCTCAAGCTGCGGCATGGCCGGAAGGATCACGCGCTCGTACACGCCGAGGAACTTCTCCATGCGCGTGGCGGGCGAATCGTCCTGCATGGAGAACACGTCTATGTCGAAGTTATAGTCCAGGAAGTCGCCGTCGCGCGTCTCGGGCGTCCACTTCTTCGTTATGGAAAGCCCGCCCACACCGCCTGCGGCTGACTTCACTATCGTGCGCTCGCGCACAGGGTCTGTCCACATGTACCACGCCAGACGCCGGAAGATCGCCTTGGCGAAGTCCACCGTGGCGTCGCTCATGGCGCGGATGCGCACGGACGACGCTTCGGAGATCAGCTTCTCCTGCGTGGCGGTGCTGGCCT